AGAAGCATAAGTAGAGGAATTCTATCGTGAATTATACCTGGAAAATAATGAACTTAGGTACAATGGATGAATTGAATTCTGAAGGCGAAGTTCTTCCGAATTCGATTGTTTCTGTTCGCTGGAAGAAAATTGCTACAGATACAGATGGATCTACTGCAACATATCTAGGTAAAACAACACTAACTGCTGCAAATACACCAGCATCAGAATTTATTAATTTTAATAGTGTATCTCAAGATACTGTGCTCGAATGGGTTCAAAACTCTTTAGGTCCTGCCGAGATAAATACAATTAATAAAATATTAGAGAAGAAGATACAAGAAGGCAAAGTTAGAAAACAAACACCTAATTGGTAACTTTTTATTATTTTTATATTATGGAGAAAAGATGCACGACTTGTTTATGGGTGGACTAGCGACTTATGCTTTAAAAAGAGGTGGTACTCTTCATCCTGTTTTACTACCAAAATCAGTACTAGGAAACGAAACTGGGATTATGAATCCTTCCATTTTTATTGACGATGGAAGGATTCTTCTCAATATTCGTCATGTCAATTATATCCTTTATCACAGTGAAGGTAAAAGGTTTCCACATCAGTGGGGACCGCTTGTTTATATTCATCCAGAAAATGACGTAACTCTAAGAACTCACAATGTAATGTGTGAGCTTGATGAGAATTTAAATCTTTTAGATGCTGGTAGAGTTAACATGGTTTTGGATACAGAACCAACTTGGAACTTTATTGGTTTAGAAGATGCTCGTTTATTTAAATGGGATGATAAACTTTATCTTTGTGGTGTTCGTAGAGATTGCTATGATAATAAAGGCACCGGTAGAATGGAACTCTGCCATATTCATAAAACTGAAAATGGTTGGGAAGAAATTTCGCGTCATCCTATTCCAGCACCCGGAGAAGATAATAGCTTCTGCGAGAAAAACTGGATGCCAATTTTAGATAAACCATATCATTTTGTAAAATGGTGTAATCCTATTCAAGTTGTTAAATACAATATTGAAGAAGGAACAACAGAAGTTGTTTTTGAGAATGAAGGTGAAAGAGCTCCTTTCGATAAAGACTTTAGAGGCGGATCTCAAGTATTGAGAATTAATGAAAACCAGTATATGGCTTTTATTCATGAAACAAATCTTTTAAGAGATCCTTTTGGCCGTAAAGATGGAGACTATTCTCATCGTGTTCTAATTTGGGACAATGATTGGAATTTAATTCACGCATCTAAAAAATTCCATTTCCTTGGTACATATTACGATCATGTAACTAATACCGATTATAATATTGAATTTGTTACTGGTGCTACTGTACTAAATAATGACATTCTAATTTCGTTTGGTTTTCAAGATAATGCTTCATTTATTCTCAGAATTCCATTAAACGTATTTTATGATTTTTTAACTAAAGGTTGATTACATGCTAGCTCTTACACAATGTTTAAAAGATGTAGTTTATGATTTTGATAATCCTGAAAAACTATATGCTCTTGGTAAAGAATATGATAAATTAGAACAAGGGGCTGGTGCTTTTAGTTGGTATCTTAGAGCAGCAGATTTTGCTGATGGATTGACATGGTCGTCTCGTTGGATTCAGTATAAGTCAATGATTCTAGGTGCGTTTATTTACCAACGAAATGGTAATAGAGATCATAGTGTTGAAGGTCTTTTAAAAATTGCGATTGAAACAATGCCCGAAAGACCTGAAGCTTATTACTTTCTTTCTAAATTTAAACAAGAAAGAAATGATTGGCGCGAAAGTTTAATGTATGCCCGTATTGGTGTAAATATTATTGATGAAGAAGAAACTTCTCCTCCAGATAATGATTTAGGTTATCCTGGAGATAATGCATTACGTTTATTATATGCTCGTGCTAAATGGAAAACAGATGGTCGAGATGATTCTAAAAATCTTGCGTTTGATTTAAAATACAAAAGAAAATTAACACCACAATTAGATAAAGAAGTTACAGAACTCTTATCACAGCACGGTTATCCAAGCACTTTAAAATACACATATGGTGATGATGAGTGGTATAAATTTAAATTTGATGGAATTGAAGATATAGAACAAAACTATTCTCGTCATTTCCAAGATATGTTTGTATTATCTGCTCTTAATGGTAAAGAAAATGGTACATTTATAGAGATTGGATCTGGGCATCCAGAACTTTTCAATAATACAAAACTTCTTGAAGAAGATTTTGGATGGAAAGGTTTATCTATTGACAACTCAGAAAGAATGTGTTACGAGTTTTCAAGAAAAAGAAAAACACCAGTGATGTGTGCTGATGGTTCTCAATTGGATTATAAACAAGTATTTAAACAACATTGTTTTGAACAACAAATAGAGTTCCTCAGAATTAATGCAGAAAAAGCTTCATTAGAAGTATTGAAGAAAATTCCGTTTAAAGTGCACGAGTTTGAAGTAATTCAATTCCAACACAATGCATGTTGGTGGGGACCTGAGTTTAGAAATGCTTCTAGAAAAATACTTAGTGAAATCGGATATATATTATTAGTACCGGATGTTGCAGTAAGCCCAGTTGAAAATTATGAAGATTGGTGGGTTCACCCAAATGTTGCTAAAAAACATCCAGAAATGAAACCTAAAAAGAAATTCAATTTTGCTTGGGATTATATGATGAAGGAGTTAACATGAAAGCAGTTATCGTAACTGGCGGTTTTGATCCACTTCACTCAGGTCATATCGCATACTTTAAAGCAGCCAAAGAGCTTGGATCTATTCTATTTGTAGGTGTAAATAGTGATGAATGGTTGACTCGTAAAAAGGGTCGTCCATTTATGCCAGCTGAAGAGCGTATGGCAATTATCAAAGAGATTGGTTGTGTTGGTCACGTATTCCAATTTGACGATTCAGATGATACTGCAATCGATGCTATTAAATACGTAAAAAATTATGTACCAAATAATACACCAATTGTTTTTGCAAATGGTGGTGATCGTACTAAAGACAATATTCCTGAAATGGTTTTTGATGATGTCGAATTTGTGTTTGGCGTTGGTGGAGAAGATAAAAAGAATAGTTCTTCATGGATTCTATCTAATTGGGATAAACCAACTACTCAAAGACTATGGGGTAAATACAGAGATCTTGATGCTAATGGCCATTGGAAAGTAAAAGAACTTTCTATTGATATGGGTAAATCTTTATCTGATCAAAAACATTTTAAAAGATCTGAGCATTGGCACATTGTTGATGGTGATCTACAAATGGATCTTGAATTTGCAAATGGTTACAAGACTTCTAAAGTTTATAAAACTGGCGAAAGTATTGACATTCCAAAACTTGCATGGCATAAAGCAACCAATGTTGGTTCTGCTCCAGTTAAAGTAATTGAAGTTTGGATGGGATCTGAATTATCAGAAGAAGACATTGAAAGAAGATCTTAATATTGTTTATTAGACATAAGTCTATTATAACCATAGAATAAAAGGTTGTCAACTACTTTTTTATAAATATTGATAAATTAGTTCAAAAAAGGAGATAATGATGGCTTTTCAGTTATCAATCGACGCAAGAAATGCAACATTGCAGGCTTTAGAAACAAGTATTGGACCAAGTCCTATTCTTACGATGAGCACAGGTACAGCTCCTGCAGATTGTGCACAAGCAAATACTGGCACTGTATTAGCAACAATGATTCTACCTACAGATTGGTTAGGTACACCTAATGCTGGTAACATTAACTTATCAGGCAATTGGCAAGACCTTTCGGCAGATGATAGTGGTACTGCTGGTTATTTTAGATTATATGATAGCACAGGTACAACATGTCATATGCAAGGTACAATTTCTGGTACTGGAGCAGGTGGCGATATGCAACTTGATAATACAAATATTGCTACAGGTCAGCAAATTACCGTTACTTCGTTTTCAATTACTGCTGGCGGAGCATAACAAGAACGGATAATATCTCATGTCCGCAAATGGTGCGTTCACATCGACATTAGATTTTGATTTTATTGGTGGTGGTTATTTAACTATTCAAGGTGGGGCCGCAGGAACAATTGATCCTGTATTAAGCTCCACCTCAAAAGTTTTTATTGTTGGTCAATCTTCCAATAACTTCATCTCGTATGATATTGTTTCTGGGGCTCAAATGCCTCCAGCATCTGGCCGTTTAGAATACACTTTAGACTTTACCGTTTCTGCTACTGTCGAATTTGGTGTTCAAAGATGGGCTACAGCAAATACTAGAATTGAATTCACACTAGATACTGTACCCGCATATAATCTTACTCATTCATATTTAAACAAGACACTTACTTTTACGTTAGAAAGTCTTGCAGATCAATTCTCTCTTGGTGAATTAACCGTTAGTGCTTTTGATTATAGTTTTTCTGGTAAAGCAGTAAATGTTTCTACACATGTGTATGATATAAAAGGTTTAAATAATGTTCAATTTAGAGATAATTATAATACTGTTTCATTATTAGAACATATTAATGACATCCAATTAGTAGATAATGGCTCTACAGATGTTAGAATTTTGTCGCCTGCGTAATTTTAATAAATAAAAGTAAAATCTTTGGAGAAAAAAATGGCGGCTAGTTTTTATATAAAACAAAATGATACTGCTCCCTCTATACAAGCTGTTCTTACAGATTCAAATGGTAGAGCAAAATCAATGGTAGGTGGCGCATCTGTTAGATTTAATATGTCTAAAGAAGATGGCACAAACGTAATTTCAGGTGGTATTGGATCATTTATAGTTCCATTATCTAAAGGAATCGTTGCATATGAATGGGCTGCCGGAGATACAGCAGACGCTGGAATTTATAACGCCGAATTTGAAATTACATATACAAGTGGCCAAGTCGAAACCTTTCCAAATAACAGTTATATCAAAGTAATTGTAAAAGAAGAGTTGGCGTAAGGAGTAGCATATGGCACAGCCAACATCAAAAGACGAATTTAAAGAGTACATCCTTAGAAAGATTGGTGCTCCAGTTATTCAGATTAACGTATCTGAAGAGCAAGTAGATGACCGTGTAGATGAAGCGATTTCTTTTTGGAGAGATTATCACTATAACGGTATGCAACAAATTTATCTGAAGCATCTTATTACAGAGCAAGATGTTGCGAATGGATATGTTAAATTACCAGATCGTCTTTTAGGTATTTCAAATATATTTGATTTTGATACTTCAATTTCTACTGGTACCGGAATCTTTAACGTAAATTATCAGTTTGTTTTAAATAATTTAACAGATCTCACAGGTTATAGCATTCAAAATTATTGGATGACTATGTCACATCTTGCTTTCTTACAAGAATGGTTAGTAGGCAAACCTTTAATTAGATATAACAAACACGTTAATAAGTTATTCATTGATGCTGACAAATCTTCTTTTGTCGCAGGAAAATGGATTATTGTAGAAGCATATGATATTATCGATCCTGATGCATATTCAGACGTATGGAGCGATAGATGGTTACAAAATTATGCTGCTGTACTAGTTAGAGAACAATGGGGTTTAAATCTTACTAAATTTACCAATGTACAATTAATTGGCGGTGTTTCTTTTAATGGCGAGCAAATTTTATCAGAAGCCAGAGAAGAAAGAAGAGCAATGGAAGAAGAAGCCATTAATAATCTTCAACCACTAACATACAACTTTATTGGGTGATGGGTAATGGCAACCAATGTATACTTCAGTAACTACGATAACTTCAATGAACAAAATTTAATTGACGATCTAGTAATAGAATCAATTCAAATTTATGGCATTGATGTAACGTTTATTAGTGGCACGTTCAATAATATTGATACCATCTTAAATGAAGATGATACGCCACTATACGATCAATCGTTTAAATTTGAAGTATATGTTAAAAATGTTGATGGCTTTGAAGGAGAAGGCGACTTCCTATCTAAATTTGGTTTACAAATTAGAGATCAGATTACGTTTACTGTTGCTATTAGAACATTTGAACGTTATGTTACTCGCACTTGGCAAGATAAAATCAGACCAAAAGAAGGTGATGTTATCTGGCTACCACTTAATCAAAAGATGTATCGTATTACTTATGTTGAGCACGAGTCTGTATTTTATCAAACCGGCGCTTTACAAGTTTATGACATGCGCTGCGAGCTTATGGAATATTCTGGTGAAAGATTTGAAACTGGCATATACGAAATAGATCATTACTTTGATGGGCAGAATCAAACTACAACATTTGTTACAACTCTTGCAGATGTTGCTAACAACGATCCAATTGCTCAAAACTATGACTTCGAAAAAGTCGCTGATGATATTATCGATTTCTCAGAAATTGATCCATTCAGTGAAAGCATTTCAATACAGGATTCATAAAGAATGGCAATTGCAAATTATTTCTATAACAAAACAACGAGAAAATATGTAGCACTCTTCGGTACTATTTTCAATCAGTTGACTGTTGCAAGACAAGATAATGCTGGGACTACAGTACAATCTATGATTGTGCCTTTATCTTATGCGCCATTCCAAAAGATTTTATCAAGAGTTGTAGAAGATCCAGATCTTTTAAATAGCACAAGATCTGCGATTAGTTTGCCTCGTATGTCTTTTGAAATTACTTCGATTATATATGATCCTTCTCGTAAAATTTCATCTACTATAAAAATGCGCAAAGATGGTAAGCCTGAGGCAAATAAGTCTCGTAATTTCTTATACGCTGCAGTACCATACA